GGGTTGCATTGCGTGTGGCGGCGGGATAGGCGGCTCATGGGAATATTATGAGAGCATTAGCCGTCCATCAATTGAGGAGTTGTATGATGAAGCGGAAGCCATAGCGGATTCCATGTCTGTACCACCGGGAATGGAAGTTGGATGGTAAGATGAATTATTTATTTGCCAGTGGTGTCACATTGTGATACGGGGGTTTGAATGAAGGTTGCCAAGCAGAAGAAGGTGAAGGCTGGGAAGGTGACAGCGCAGGGTGTGCTTGTGCCTACCAAGGAGGATATTGAGGCGGGAAAGATTGAGCCGCGTGGTCGCAACCGTGGGAGGGGAAGATAATTTATGGCTAAAGGAAATGGTAAATGGATTCAAAAGGCGAACCTCAAGAAAGGTGCTTTCACGAAGAAAGCCAAGGCGGCGGATAAGACTGTGAGCCAGTACGCTTCACAGGTTTTAAAGCCGGGTTCCAAGGCCAGTGCGAAGACAAAGAAACAAGCTGTGTTGGCAAGGACATTCAGGAACATGGCGCGTAAAGGATGAGCGAAAAGATTTATAGCTTGGTGGCCGATGACATCAAGTCCCGCGTGGAATGGGAGACGCGACAGGCGTTGTGGTATCAGATGCGTAACAACGGTCTGAAGCGGAAACACAAGCCATGGCCGGGAGCGGCTGATATGCATTTCCCGTTGATAGACACCACCATCAACAAGCTGAAGCCGGGGTTCTTTCAGCAAGCCATGGGGCTTGAGGTGCTGGCTACCTTTGTGCCTATGCGCTCGCAGATGGCGGGATTCACCACGGCGGCTGAACAATGGTTTTCCTATAAGCTCCATGAGAAAAGCAACTACGCCACGGAAGTGATGAGTTGGATTGACCATATGCTTATGGGTGGGCGCGGGGTGCTGAAGGTGTTCTGGAATCCAGACAAGAAGCACGTTGAATTTCAGGCGATTGATCCGCTCTTTGTGATTGTACCGCCTTGGACAAAAGGGGTGGATGGAGCCGACAGGGTGACTCATGTGCTGCCTATGAGCGAGGCGGCATATAAACGCGCTGGCATCTATGACACATCCAAGGCGGTCATTAATAAGATTCGGGGTGGGGTGGAGGATAATGAGGGAATAAGCAACAACCTCCGCAACCGCAAGGAAATCCGCGAGGGGTTAACCTTTAGCCGTGATCGTGACCAGATCATAGTTTGGGAGGTTTACACGCGGAAAGAGAAGGACGGTGCGTGGGAGGTTGAAACGTTCTCGCCCCAGTCACCCGAAACCAAGCTGCGCGATACCATGGCTGTACCATACGACCACGGACAACCTCCGTTTGTGTCATGTGAATATGAGATTACCGATGGCGGATGGTACAGCCCGCGTGGCGTGTGTGAGATGTTGGGAACCTTTGAGGTCAGCCTGAACAAGATTTGGAATGAAAAGATGGACTGCGCCACGCTGTACAACCAGCCGTTGTTCAGGGCGGAAAGGGACTTACCAAACTCGGTTAATCTGCGGATGAAACCGGGACAGATTTTGCCCTTTGGAATTGCGCCGGTTCCCATGCCTCAACCTCCCATGGATTTTGACAAGGAACTCATGCGAACACAGTCAGTGGCTGAACAGCGCGTGACAGTTCCTGATTACGGAATCAATCAGGTAATGGCAACGCAGGACAGGCGCACGGCCACGGAGATTGAATCCATCAATGCCCAGTCCCAGCAGAACATGGATTTGCGGCTGCGCCTTTTCCGTCAGGCATTGGGTAGCCTTTACCGTCAGGCATGGGAACTGTTGATACAATTTGACGGGGAAGATTTACAGTATCGTTTCCTTGAAGACAGCCTGACTGTTGACCCGATTGCACTCCACGACGAGTACCAGATTGAACCGCGTGGAGGCATGGACATGGTGAGCAAAGCCATGCTGCTCAACAAGGCGGTGCAACGGAAACAGTTGTTTGTGAACAGTCCTTGGATTAACCAGGTTGAGCTGGACAAGAGCATTCTGGAACTGGAAGACCCGTCCCTGATTCCGAGGTTGGTGCAAGACCCGAATGAGAAGGAAGGCAGCGAGGTATCTGATGAGAAGAAGATTATTCCCGCGTTGATGCTGGGCGAGATGATTCCGGTGGAGGGCGGTCAGGATTATCGGGTAAGGATCGGGGTGATTATGCAGTTCCTTGAGAAAGCGCGGCAGGGCGGAATGCAAGTCAGCCCACAGGGGCAGCAAGCTATTAGCGGAAGGTTGGGTGAATTGCTAAATGCCTATGAGCAGATGGACACCAACAATGCGAGGGCGTTGCGGAAGGACGTTGAAGAGTACCTTGTGCAGCTTGGTTTCATGCCGGACAAGCAGGAGCAGGAAGCCATGGAAATGCAAGCCATGACCGGACAGCTTCCACAACCCGAAGCTCAAGCCATTGAGGAAACCGAGGCAGTGGTGCAGCAGGGGGATTACTAATTATGAGCCATTCATATATGCCTGACGAGAATGTTGAGTTTGAGTGTGATCGGTGCGGAGCGTCCTTGCGGTGTTCCGACAGAGAGCAAGAGGAATTGCAGCTTGCTAATGGAGAACACTTTGGGTGCTACATGGAAGCGCAGGGGGATTATTAATTGAGTAGATTTTTGAAATTTATTCGGATTGCTTGGCGTCTATCTAGTAATCTGCCTTGGGTGGAAGACCCGGAATGGCGTGTGGATGATTCCACCGCACTACGCCAGTTTCTTGCCAGCCGGACAGGAAAGAGGTTGAGGGCAATTTTGTTGAACATGGTTCTGCGACAAAACGCGCACGTAGTCTCACAATGTGACACAAAGAACTTGCAAATAGAGGCGGGGTATGCAAACGGTATGAGAACCACGGTTCATACGCTGGAAACGCTGGCGAAGGAAATTGAACCCATGGAAGAATTTACAACGGACGAAACCGGGGTCGAGCGTCTGTTGAGTTAAGACCCCATAGCACGGTCTGCCCCCTGAATGCGTGGGCAGGACGAGGATAGCATTCAACAAAAGGAGCGTTTGATGTCAGAGGAAAATGGCGACCAAATGGCCGACCAACTGTTGGCCGCTGCACAGGAGTATGATGCTGCTGTGGAAGCGGGGGAAACACCTGAAGTACAGGTGATAAATGAAGAGCCGGAAGTGGAGGAAACTCCGCCAACGGAGCTACCACAGGAGGACGGGGAAGAGGAAGCTAAACCTCCAGATCAAGACGCTGAAATTAGTAGTTCATTGAAAGAGGAGCAGCCCGAAAAGGTTGCCGACAAGAAGCAGAGCAAGTATGCCAAGAATCAGGCTCGCTTGAACAAAACTTGGGCTGGTGTAAACGAGGCCAAGGAACAGAACAAGCAGGACGCGGCCATGTTGAAGCAACAGGCGCAGGAGTTGGAAACCCAACGCCAGCAACTAATTGCCCAGCAGGGATACCGTGATGAACACGGGCATACAGCCAAGGATTACGAGGAAGCCGCTAAAGGGTTTGAGGATGAAGGCGACACCAATCTGGCAGAATCCGCTCGCGCCAAAGCCAAGGAGCTTGGAGCGACCGAGGATCATGCCAAGGCGAGTGCCTCTCAAGCCCAGTTTAATCAAGCGTGGGAAGCGAAGCGTCAGGAATTAATGACGCGCAACCCAGAACTCAATGACATGAGCAATCCTCTCACCCAAAAGGCACAAGCGATGCTCCAGAGTAACCCGTCACTGACGGCTAGTCCTGATGGACTGGAAATGGCAGTGAAGATGGCGAGACTGGAAATGGAGTCGGGCAACACGGAAGAGTCTGCTACCAAGCTCCTTGAACTACAGGAAAAATACAACAAACTGGAAAAGAAAACGTCAGTACAAGGCGGGTTCACCGGGGAGAAGTTAAATGGTGCGAAAAGTTTTGATGACATGAATGACGGGGAGCAGGAGAAATTCCTGCGCCAAGCCGCCATGGCCCATGACGATTCGCTTTAACTGCTTCTTCACAATGTGACACGTTTACGCTGACGGGGAGAAATAAAAAGTTATGGCTACGAATACCACAACTGTACTATCCAACCAGTATCAAAATTATTTCAGTAAGAAATTACTGTCCTACGCTGTTCAAGCACTGATACTGGATCAGTTCGCCAAGAAAGCCCCTCTCCCTGCGAGGGCGGGTCACAAGGCGATTACCATGTTCCGTTATGGCGCACCTTCAACCTCTGCCATTGAGGCATTGACCGAAGGCACTGCACCCAGCGGAACTCGCACACTCTCTCTCGCGAAGATTGAGAAATCATTGACTCAACGGGGTCAGGTCATTGAGTTGACCGACATCCTGACGGCCACTGATTTATTCAACAGCTTGCAGCAGAGTATCAAGACCAATGGGCAGGACGCTGCGTTGGATATGGACACCATCACCCGCAACACAGTTGTGGGGTCTAATGTTGGAGGCACGGCCATGGAAGGCGGCTATGCCGCTGATATGTCAGCCAGTCTTGACAATGGAGACACGCTGGTTGAGCTATATGCTGACGGCACAAAAGAGACAACTGCGGCCACTCAATACACCGCATTTGAGGCATCCACAGGAGCAGGAACCCTGCTTGACGCGGCTGCTGTTCTGAATGCTGTTACTCAACTGAAGGTTAACCGCGCACAACCCGCCAAGGGCGGAATGTATGTTGCAGCGGCAAGCCCACAGGTGATTAGCGATGTGATGACGGACACTACCTGGGTGAATGCTGCACAATATAGTAATGTGCAGGATTTATATAAGGGGTTCGTGGGAAATCTCTATGGGGCTTCCTTTATCCAGACCACAAATCCGTTCATCTCTGGTGATGCCAATGGCACTGACGCTGACCGAGTCATCTATGATGCATCGGGTGGAGGCGGCACTGCTGGCACTAACGATGTCCATGCGACAATATTCCTCGGCGACGAGGCTTACGGTTGTCCTGACTTATCAAGTCAGTCTCCGTTCAGCCCCAAGGTTGAGATTGTTGACACGGCTGACAAGAGTGATCCGCTAAACCAAAAAACGACCTGTTCATTTAAAACATATTGGACAACGTTGCGCTTGAATCCGAATTACTACGTGGTAATGCGTAGCAAGACGGCCTCAACTGCCTAACCAAACAAGTCATGCATAAGAAAAAAGGCATGACCATTATTATTGCCGTGGGTGGGGGGAAACCCCCGCCCACAGGCTCTAGTGTTAAACCTTCAAAGAAATCCCAAAAGGAGGGACGAGAAATGATTAATTTACCAATAGATTCTCTTGTTGATGAAAACGGCGAGGGCGAAGAAGTGGCTCCTGAAGTGGGCGATACTGTTGTGCTTAATGAAGTTGCCGGTGAGGTAACTGGAGTTGACGGGGGTGTAGCCACCATTGACCTGAAAAGCGCAGGAGGAGTTCCCATTGAATACGCTGCCCATGAGGAAGAGGCCGCGCCGGATGAAGATATTGAGGGAGCCGAGCTTATGGAAGCTGCCATGGCGGCAGACAAGGAGGAGGGCTATTAATGCCTCTCTTTGATTTCTCGGACAACAAGGGAAACATCATTGAATGTCTGGTTCCGAAGGGAACCTCCACAATAGATGTGGATGGAGTTGTCTACACAAAGACCGATGGGCCGTCTGGCTTTGCCATGCCCGGAAAGGCTGTAGGCATTCCATCTCAAGAAGATCAGGTAAAGGCCGGATACCATAAATTGGAATGTGAGGAGGGTTCCAGGTTCCTGCGCCAATCAACTTTCTCCACCAAACAGATTAAAAGAGCATGGGGGTTTTAGATGGCTGATTTAACGGGAAGTACAATTGCGAGTTCGTATGACCAACTCCTTGCACTGCCATCGGGTGGTGGTGACGGGTCAACATTGGTTGCGTTGACTGATGGCAATGCGGGAAACACTTTCGCCCTTGAGTTAAGCACGGGAGAGGTCAAGTCAACTGGCACGTTGACTGTTTCGGGCATCACCACTATGGCGGGTGACTTGCGACTGGAAGATGATGCTGGCGGCGAATACTTTGGAATTGGAACCCCGGCAACTGTTACGACTTACACGCTCACGGTTCCTGCTGCTGTTGGTGGCAGTGGTCAGGCGTTGAGAACTTCTGATGGTTCGGGAACCTTGGAATGGTACACACCGGAGACAGGCGATATTACGAGCGTAGTCGCTGGAACGAATTTAAATGGGGGAGGAGCCAGCGGTGACGTTACACTTAATCTGGATACGACAATCACGGGGTTGTCCAGTGTTACTTCCACGGCTTTTGCGGGAGCGTTGACTGGAGATGTCACTGGCAATGTCACTGGGAATGTAACTGGCAACGTAACAGGAGATGTAACAGGGGATGTCACTGGAGATGTGAGCGGATCATCAGGTAGTTGCACGGGCAATGCGGCTACAGTCACCACCAATGCGAATTTAACGGGCGACGTAACTTCAAGCGGGAACGCAACAACCTATAATAATGTAATACCTGTTGCGAAGGGCGGAACAACCTTAACAGGGTTTACAGCGGGCGACATTCTTTATGCCGACACTACAACCACATTAGCAAAACTTGCAAAAGGCTCTGATACAGAGGTGCTGACTCTTGCGTCTGGTGTGCCTTCATGGGCAGCACCTACTACGGGCGACATCACTGGAGTCACAGCCGGAACGAATTTAAACGGTGGTGGGGCATCGGGAACTGTAACCCTGAATCTGGACAATCCCGTGGTGGCTGATGTCACTGGAGATGTCACTGGTAACGTGAGCGGCACAGCGGCCACAGTGACAGGTGCTACCCAAGCTGCGATTACGACTTGCGCGAACCTTACCACGGTGGGAACGGTTGGCACTGGTGTCTGGCAGGGAACTGCGGTTGACGGGACTTACATTGATCTTGAAGGCACAGAGCTAAAGTCCACGGGGCCGGAGGCGATTACCAAGTACCTCCGAGCAGACGGTGACGGAACCTGTTCATGGCAGACAGTAAGTGCCACAGTGTCCATTGGAGGCTCTATTGGCAGCGGCACAAGCGGGTCAATCCTGTTCGTTGATTCGTCAGGGAACTTGGCGCAGGACAACGATAAACTTTTCTGGGATGCGACGAATTTCAGGTT